TATCATAAATGTCAGAGGCTTCAAGATTTGCATGGAAGTGACCAATAAGGGTGCAGTACCCTTGTACTTCAACGTTGCCGTCATTGCACCTAAAGATGGTGCAGCAGGTGTTAATACAACTGATTTTTTCCGTTCCAGTGCTACTGAGCGTGCTCGCAATTTTTCGACAGATCTTACTTCTCTCGAATATCACTGCTTACCCATCAACACAGATAGGTTCACGGTTCTCAAACACAAGAGATATAGGCTCCTGTCTGGACCAACAGGATCAGACTATATTGCCGAGTCGGGCAAGAACTATATGAACCTTGATTGGTACATACCATTGAAGCGACAAGTTCGATTCAATAATGGTGATGGCGGTTCGCCTGAGTCTGGTAAAGTATACTTTGTATACTGGGGAGCAGGTTTTGGGCAAAACGGTGGTGTTATTCAAGGCAATGCCGATATGGAAACAACCGAACGGATTGTTACATATTTCAGAGAACCAAGGGCTTAAAGACTAGTTTATCGAAACCCTCTTCAACCCAAACCCCACCAGCGTGCGAGGTGCTACGGGGCCTATCCTGCCCAATCCGCGCGGAGCGCGGGGAGGGCCCGGGGGGCCCATGGAACTAGTGTAAATGCTTTGTTGGCTAAAAGTTATCTAAATGGTCACCCAATTAATCACCTTGTAGCGGTCTACCGATAGTTTTGTCATGTTTGGAGGTTCGTTCATGAATACAACCACATGGGGCAAGTGTTCCAAGTATTTCATTGTGCTGTTGTACTTAGGACTGAAGACCATCTTGTCCTTCAATTGTTCCAGGATGGAGTATTGGAGAAATTCAGACTGAGATCGGGGAAGGTCAAAGAGGAACACACGCTTGGACTCGTCGACTGTGTGAGCGATGTCGTCTCTTTTACCGATTGCAAGACACTGGGTGATTTCATCATGTTCGGAGAGCCACTTTTTAATAAACCAAGACTTTCCCGTACCTCCGAGTTGATCGACGATGAAGTAGATCTTTCTGTCATCAGCTTCTCCCTCAAGGACATCGGCGAGTCGCTGTTGGTATCCTCGATAGGGTCCCATAGGGGCACGTGTTTTAGGGTAGATAAGGTTGATCCACTCCATGCATCGTCCGTACTGCATGAAGATAGAGGGAAACTCGCTAGCGACTCGTGCAGCAGTTGGCTTTGATGGCTGTTCAAGGACCCACTCCTTGAATGCCTCGAAGCGGTTCGTGGTGCCTTGGGCGGCGGGTAGTTGTCCGAACTCCTCAAAGTCATTCTCTTTCTTACAGTAGTCGGCTGCCTGTTTGGAAGTTCCTCTGGCGAGTTCAAGATGAGCACGATTTCCGATGGCACTCTTTGCAGACGTAAGGCGTTTGCGTTCACTGAAGATAACAAAGCCTTGGAGGTGGGGAGTCCCAGAGTCGCCCACTTCGCGGCCGAAGACCAAATAATGGCAGCTTCCCGCAAGTTCGCGAAGTCTGTCCATGTCTGCCGCAGCATAGTTGTTCAGGGTGAAGCACCAGCGAGTGGATTGAGGAGGCATCACAGAATTGGCTGAGATGAGATTATGAGGCCTGGGTAATACTGACCCAGGCCTCAGTCGGTTCGATCTGGAACCGTCTGGATCATAAATGAACATAGTACTAGGAATCCGTTCATGGAATTAGTAGGATCAATGCCGAAGCGTTCTCGATATCCTGAAATCCGAAGACCGGCTTTTTCGTCAGTGAAGCGACGACGTCGCATTGGTTTACCTCCATTTAAGTATCGTGCAATGCGGGGCATAGCAGCTGCTCGTAGATATGGCACTTATGGCTTATATGCTTATTCCGCATACGGACTAGCCCGAGGGGCATATCGTTATGCGAGAAGGCGAAGAGCGAACTTTAGTCGTAGGAAAATTGGTGAACCCGTTGGAACATCAAGTGCGAAACGGCTCGCGATCAAGAGTACCGATGCGACTATTCGGAACACTCGTACGTTGTACGAGACAGAGATGACGAACATTGATTCCACGACTAATAACACGATTAGTCTACGTCAGCGTGATATCATAAATGTCAGAGGCTTCAAGATTTGCATGGAAGTGACCAATAAGGGTGCAGTACCCTTGTACTTCAACGTTGCCGTCATTGCACCTAAAGATGGTGCAGCAGGTGTTAATACAACTGA